TCATGTTGAGGACGTGGGTAACACGCTCAGCCGTGAACAAATCGGGGGCTTCGTAGGGAACCACAAGGTCTTGAGGCTCTATGAACTTGCTCATCGCACGGCTAGAGCCTGTGTCAAAGTAAACTTTCTTGAACGCCGAGCCAGCCAGAGGCAGATAGAACAGCAACATATCCAGCTCTGGGTCGTACTCTTCCATGATGTTCATGATGTAGTAGTTCATGAAGTCTTGGACGCGACCAGCCTGCATTTCGACCTCTGGGCTGCGTACACCGACAACCTCAGTCTTGACTGGCCCTTTGGCTGGCAATAACTCTTTGTAAGCTTGGGCCTGAAACTGCGTGACAGATTCGGCCAGTATTGGGTGAATCACGCCAGAAGACCCTTCAAAGGGTTGGCTGCGAGACTCGTCGAACTTCATGCCAAGGTACTTCAGGCCATCTGTGTAGGTTTTTTCCCACTCGGATCGGCTTTCTTTATCAGCCTTAATCGAGCCGATAACGTCACTTGCCAGCTTGGAAAGATCACTGTCCGAGATGAAATCGACCAAATTAGCGTTGAAATCGGTAGCAATCTGCTCTTCTACGGCATCGATTTCATCGTCAATCAGGATTTCTTCTTCACGAACCAGTATCTCTGCCGCGTTGCGGATCTCGTCGTTTCGAGTCATCTCTGGCTCGATTTCCATCGCGCTGCCAATTGGCATCACGTCAGGATCGTTTTCCGTGCCCAAGCCTTGTTTTTCAATCGCCATTAGTAATATACCTGTCTGTCACGCCTTAAAAACTCGGCTTCTTCGGGGTAATCGTCTTGCAGGCTCAAGAAGCCGCCTTGCCGAAACCTCATAAGAGCCATCGTTGCCGAGTCACAGTAATCGTCGTTATCGCCAAACGGAAAGCTCGCCATTTCCTCAACCACCTCATCAGCAAAGCTTTCATCTGGTGCCCAGACCATGCCCGACTCGAAGATCGGAGCAACGCTGTTCATTCGCGCAATCTTATCTTGGCCTCTCGATGGTGTATAGGCCGTCACTGGTATGCCCATACGTCGAAGCTCTTGAGTTAATGGCGTACCGCTGGCCTTCGCCTCAATCAAAATACAGTCTGGCTCCCAGTATTTGTACTCTTCGTAAGCCAGCCGTTTCAGCTCAGGAAAGTCCAACCTGACTCGTTTGGCGTCCAACAAGATAATCGCTTGAACATTGTCATCTGGAGACTGAAATATTGCCCATGTGGTGATGGCTGAGTAGTCGGCGGTTTCTTTCTTGCTGAAGGCGGTGTCATAGCTTTGGATGACGTACTCATAAGCAGGCACCCAGTCCTTGTCCCATTTACGCCACCACTCGCGCTTCACGATAGAGCCAGCTTCAGCGGTTGGGTTTTGCATCCACTGGGCGTTCCACTTGCTGATAGGCAATGACGCTTTGACCGACAAAAGCTCTTCTTTCTTCCAGAACTCGGGCCATAGTGGGGTTTCTGACTCAGGCATAATGGCGGGGAATTCAACAACCTCCCACTGGTCAGCGTGATCATCGCCCTGCTTCTTCAAGACCTTGCCTACGAGGTCTTTGGTTGACCATCGAGTCATTACGATGATGATCGTACCGCCCGGCTGCAAACGCTGCCGAGGGCCAGATGTGTACCACTCGTAAGCCGACTCCATCGCAGTAGGCGACAGCGCGTCTTGCTCAGAGTGAGGATCGTCAATGATTAGAAGGTCAGCGCCGCGACCCGTGATAGCACCACCAACACCTGCGTAGAACGATTCGCCCTCTTGGTTGGTTGTCCATCGACCAGCAGACTTGTTGTCGGCCTGCAATTGCAGCTCAGGAAACACCTGAGAGTAATCATCTGAGTCAATGATATTACGCACCTTTCTGCCGAATCTGACCGCCAGCTCAGCCGTGTGCGTGGTCTGAATGATCTTGAGATCACCCTTGCGGCCCATCATCCATGCAGGAAAATAGGTGCTCGCAAACTCAGACTTAGAGTGTCTCGGGGGCAAGCAAACGATCAGCCGCTTGAGCTTGCCCTGAGCGATTTTGTTGAACTTATCGCCAATAATCTTGTGATGACGGCCCAATATGCACTCAGGCCACATGTGCTTAACAAACTCGATAAAGTCGTTCTGACACTTATCCTGCTTCTCCATCTGATCGTAGCGGGACAGCAGCGCCAAGGCTTCGTTTTGATCCTGCTCCGATAGAATCTCAAAGTCTTTGAGCGACAGTTCAGACATTTTCCCAAGCTTCTCCTTGGAACAACAAGGCTTCTGCCTCTCGCCTACGAATCAAACCGTCTAAAACCTTGCCTCCAGCCTTGTTCCAACGCCGAATTTGGTGCGGAACGTCCGCCATATCGCCTTCGTTCAAGCGTTTTAGCAAAGTAGAGTCTTTCAGGTTGGTTGGGCCTAGATTGTACGTCCAAGCCACCAAAGCATCGAATTGGCTTTGAGTAAGCTCAGCATCAACCAATTCGTTGACATAGCCTTCAAACTCTTGAAGGTCATCAACCAACATGTCATCAGCGTCCTTCTGGGTGCATGAATCGCCCTCGCTAACACCCCTAGTATGACCGTAACCAATCGTCCAGACGTTAGCTGAGCACTGGTAAGCGTTCAGCTCACAACCTTCAAATTTCTTTATCAGGGATATCCCTTCCTCGCTCGTCACTCTCATCTTCGAGTTCCTCGTCCAAATTTCTATAATATTGTATAATATTTAGCACTTGGCGGATATAGCGTTTCACCTCTGCCATGTTAGATGAAAGGTTTTCGTAGCCCTTCGTTGACAGCCCGTAGTAAGCGTTGGTGGGTGCATTTCCATCAGCCAAGTCATCAAGATACTCCTGCATCGTCTCAGGCGTAAGCACTTTCCATTCCACTGGAGATGTCGATATGGCATTTGGTAAAACAGGGTGATAAACGGCTGCTGGCTGGGTAACAGTAACCACCTCAACCTTCTTTGTTTCTGGTATGTACGGCTCTCGACCTAAAAGGCCGCAACCACTAAGAAGAAGGATCGGTAATAGTTTCCAGATCACTTAACACCCCCTTAGTGCCTCGGTTGATGATGTTTTCAATCAGCACTGGCTTGCGTAACGAAAGCACATTCATATCGTGCTTTGCGAACTTTTTTCTGATCGACTCCACCTCTTTTTGTGCCTGCGCGTTGGCAGCTTGAAGCTCGTTCACCCGATCCAATATGTTCTGCTGACGCTCTTCCGCCTCGGTGAGCTGCTTGTTTAGATTAGATATGCTCGTTTCTAGGACAAGCTGGTTGTCCGATGCCTGACGCAAATCCATAGCCATAGCTTCTTTTTCAGCCTCTGTTTTATCAGCGTACATTTTGAAAGCGCCAGCGGTAACCAGTAGGGCTATGCCCAGAACTCCAGTTATCTGCCACATCACGCCCAAACCTTAACTTTCTTGCCGCCCCAATACTCGACAGCGTGACCCTCATCAATAAGAATCTGACACATGCTGACACCTTCAGATGTCTTTGGAATGCCTAGAATGCGGCCATACTTGCCTTTGCCGAGGGATTCTACTTGCATTTCAGCAGAACAAAGCTCTACAAGCCGTGCTTTAGCCGCCAGCCCTAAGACCTTCTCAGCCTTGTTTCTGGTGCGGGACTCAGGCGCGTCAATGCCTGCGAGCCGAACGCGCTGCTTCTTGAGCCACACGTCAAACCCCAGATCAATGTCCACATCAATGGTATCGCCATCAACAACACGGACTAGCACAGCTTTGTAGTGGTACAACTTACACCCCTCGAACAGTTGTTATTTTTTGTTTGACCACGCTTGAGCGCCGAAGAACGCTGCCAGTATACCTGCAACCGACACGAAATAGACCGCAGCCATATCGCCTAAAATTTTCGCAGCTTGCGCCAGCCCGAAAAGCTCTGACGCGACCACCAGCGACGGGTACAGAAGCATTCCCCACAACGCAAACCAACTCATGGCGCGTTGTGCATCCGCACGTTCATGTTGCAGCCGCAGCTCTTGCAGTTCTTTACTGGTTTTTAGCTCTTCATCTGTGACGATCCCATCGCCATCAGCGTCGTATTCAGCGTATTCGCTACCTTCTTCTAGCCGCTTAGCTGTCATCTCAGTCCCATGTCCTTGTGTTCTCTGCAACTCGCCTCGGGATGCAGTAAGCCGTAATGTTCTCTTGCATCTGATAGCGGTTGTTTATCTTAGTTTTACCTGTGCTGACATAGTACGCAAACGTGTTGCACCGTGTGATGTCGCGGAAGTAGAACTGATCTTCTATCGGCTCTCCGTTCACGACCACGACAAGCAAAAAAGCCATCATCGCGTTAACCAACCAAGCAATAACGCCAGCGTCATGGGTAGAAGAATCAACAAGACCCCAAAGATAGCGGCGTATTCTTTAACCTCTTTCCAAAACTTCTTCTTTCTAGCCGCTGCTCTAGCCAACTCAAGCTGCTTCTGTTTGCGGGCCTCTGCCATAGCCTGCATGGCCTCTTGGTATAGCTGCCCGTTCCCAGATACGGTAAACAGGTCTTTTATCTCGCGCATGGTCTCTTGGATTTGCTTCTTTGCCAGCGCCGCTTTTACGGCATCCGCTTCGGACAGCTTGCCCTCGTTTTGGGCGCGTTGAAGCTCTACCTCTGCACCGCCTAGCGCAGATAGGAAGCCCGAGATTGATTGGATGTCGTTGGTGGTCTCAGCGACCTGCTTAATCGCACTTGTGGCCGCGTTTACGCCAGCCACGATAGCCGCGATTTCGCCAATCATGGTCAGCCGCCAATGAAGAACTGCGGCAGCGCCGCCGTTGCGATAAGCGCATACAGCCCGTAGATCATCATCTCAAGGCGATCAAACCGCTTGCTTCCAGCGTCCAGCCGCCTTTCGATGCCTTGGTAGCGTATGGCGCACTCTTTTTCGTGCGCTTCGATCTTTGCGATAGCCTTCTCCGTCGGGGTCATACCGATATACTCACTCGTTGGGTTGGCGCAAGTGGCTGCGCCTCTACCTTGTTACCTTCTTTGGTATAGATCGTGGGGATGATCGTCTCGACAGCTTCCCGCACAGTCT